TGTGAATACGTCAAAAATAATTTTTTGCCTTGAATTCTAAAATTGTTAGTCTCTGCCATTTATATACTACTGCGTAATATTTTAAATGTGTCACCAATAATATCTCTCTATAAGGTATACAAACCCTTTGACATAAATTATGCCTAAATACACTAGAAAACGAACAAACAAAAAAGCAAAATGGCGTCAGCAAAAACTGGCAATTGGAACAGTCCAGAAGATTGCCCGCCAAATTGCAAAACAAGAAGATAGAAAAAACATTAAGTATTACTATAATAACGTCTTTCATGCGAAAGATGGTTTTAACTGGGATTCGGTCGTTGAAATCTGTCCTTCAGCAGAGTATCGTCCAATTGCATCTGGTGCTCTTGAAAGTCAAAACATGTCTGATGTTTCAGGTTTTCTCCTAGATGGAAATACGACTATGCCTCTAAATGATCGCAAGCAACTCACTGTAGCTGTTAGTGCGATACAAGCTCGCTTATCTTTTAGAAATCCTAACATAGACGATGTTAGAATTGAAGCTCAAATAGTTTTCATTTCAAATCTAAATGATCAAACTGATGATGCTGTTGATTTCCTTAGACCTGATGTATTCATGCTCTACAAGAAAGGTGGAGGTGGACTCCTTTATGATGGTATAGCTAAAAAAGGTATTATGAACCAAGCATCTGGTGCTTCTTCAGTTAGAGACTATCAAATCATAGCTCGTAAGGTAATTACCGTAAAAGGAACTTATAACTCTGGTGTGATGATTGCTGATGGTGCCGATCCTCCATTATCTGTTCCAGGCGTTAGACGTAGAAACATCACGTTGACCAAATACTTTAAACGAGAACGTAGACATAACTGTAAAGTTCCTGCAGTTGGCACAACTCCCTTTTTGTTTTCAGATGGTAACTATTTTCTTATCATTCATAGTGACCTTTCTATAGACGATGATGGTCAAAGAAATATAGAATATTGTGGTGCTTCGTCACTTAAATTACGTATAGTAGGTGTTACTCAACCATTGACTTCATAAATAATCATTTTGAAATAATCTCAAAATTTTGTAAAGATACTCTTTATATTGTATTTTTACAAATCTAAAGAAGAGTGCCTTGGCACACACACCCTTGCGGTGTGCCATGGCTCTCTATTCACTCAATTCGTTGAAATCTGTATAACTTTCTTCTTCACTACTTGGGGAGCAAATATAACATTGCTGCTCCCCGAGTTTTCTTAGGTCTTTCATAACCTCAAAGGTTGTTATTCTTCTCCTGATTGCTTTGTCAAATGAACTAAATATTTCATCACTTCTCCTATTGGTTGTAATAACACGTGGTGTCCCCGCAGGTAGTGTCACCATCCCGCATTTAACATTTAAGTCTGTATCTTCTTCAATATCAACTAAATGTATACAACTTTCTCTAGGCCAGTGACTGAAGTTCATATCATCAAAAATTATACCATCATGCTCTAATTCATCAAAAGACTTCAACTTATCCATATGTCTCACTATTAGAGGGTTCTTGAACAGAGTTTTGGCGAACTGTGTTTTTCCATATCCTGATTTCCCGGATATTACCAGAGTTTGTTTACGTGGCTTCCATTTTAAGTCCACCTCTACGAAGTCCTCTATTTTATACTTAGTTTTTAGAGTTTTTTGAGCAAACATTCTCGCGACTGTTTTCAAATTTTTCTCCCATTTGTCAAGGAATCTAATCTCTTCAGGTTTCTCTTCTATTAGCAATTTAAGGGCATCCTTCCAATTTCCTTCTTTTGCTAAGTCTCTCACTCGTTGGAATGTATCAAAGCTCATATTTGTAATAAAGTCATTCTCTTTTTTACAGTATCTCATTACTCTATATTCATCTTTGCATTTACTTACATTTGGGTGGTATCCACACCAATCAAAGTATCTACTATTTGTTACATTACACTTCTTGCTTAATCCTAGAAATACATGAAAGTGTGTACCTCCATCTTTGTGTTTCTCTTCTGCTACGATGTAATCATCTATGCCTCCAAGCTTATCATCAAGAAATCCTAGAAGGTCCTTTTTATTACCAGCACATTGTGAATACGTCAAAAATAATTTTTTGCCTTGAATTCTAAAATTGTTAGTCTCT